CTTTAACTACAGATGGTCTTACTACAGTTGAACCAACAGGTACAAACTATGTAGTAGGAGATATTTTCTCTGCTTTAAACGGCAGAGGTGTAGTTACAGTTAAGTTTACTACAGTTACTGGTTCAACTCCAATAGTAGGCGACTTAATTTGGTCTGGTTCTGCATTTGTAGAGAGTTTAGATATTACTGCTGATATGGAATCACCAGTTACTTACTCTGCTGCATTCACAGGACAAGGTCAATTAACTCAGGCTACTAACGCATAATAACACCAAAAACACCAAAATATGAGAGGACATTTTGAACTATCCCTAAGCGATGGGACTAAGATACCTATGAGGTTTTGTACATGGTCTTTAAAAAGATTCTGTCAACTACAAGGAATTGGACCATCAGATATATCAGAAGCATTATCAGGTAATCAATCTTTAGATGCGATTACTAATTTGCTTAAATCAGCAGCAGAGTACCCATTGTATAGTCAAGGGATAACTCCAAGCTTTACAGACATAGAAGTATGTGATTGGATTGACGATATGGGTGGGTTGGGAAGTAAGAAGTTTCAAGATGTTATGGCTGCTCTTGCTGAAAGTATGAATAGTGGTGTTGAACAACCTACTAATAAGAAAGCTGCAAAAGACGCTGTAAAAAAAAATTAGAGTGGATTGATATTGAAAGATATACAATGGGGGAGTGCCAAGTGCTTCCCCATTTGTTTTGGGATATGACGATGGCTGAGTTAGATTTTGTGTGGTATGGTTACCGTCATAAAGAAGAACAAGAATGGTTAAAAGTAAGATGGCAGACTACACTTTTAATTAATATACAGCTACCAAAGGGCAAGAAAGTAAAGCCTGAAGAGCTTTTACCACTTGACTGCGATAATCGTAACTTTGTGAAGCAAAGGGTAATGACACCTGAAGAACTTAAAGACGTTCTAAAAAAATACGAAAACGTAAAACCAATAAAGCAAAATGGCTGATCAGAATATAAAAGTCAATATTGATTTAGACCTTACAGAGTTTAATAAGAATGCCAAAGCAATGTCTGATGCATTAAGTAAGGTATTAGGCAGGGATGTCAAGATGTTTGCCGATGAGATGAAAAAGGCTGAAAGCTCAATTAACGGAGCTGAAAAAGCAATGAAAGGCGCAACTACTGCCGCAACAAAAACTGGTAGTAGTGTTAAACAATCTAATATTCAATGGCATAATTTATCATTAATTATACAGGATTTACCATTTGGTTTTAGGGGTATTCAAAATAACTTACCAGCTTTGGGTCAAAGTATTGCTGGGTTTGCTGGTCCAGCTATGTTTGCTTTCTCTGCCGTTATTGCTGCTATTACAGCTTTTGACATGGGATTGTTTGGTGCAAAGAAAAAAACAAAAGAATTAAAGGATGAAACTGATTCTCTTATTGATTCAATGTCACAAGAAGCGACAAGAGTTAATTCATTATTATCCGTTTTAGCAAACGAAAATGAATCTAGAGAAAGAAAGAATAGAGCAATTAAAGAATTACAAAAGATTAATCCAGATGTTTTTAAGGGATTAAAATTAGAGGGAGATAGGGTAAATAATTTAAATAAGTTTTATAATTCTTATATTGAAAATCTTAAAAATGCAATTTTATTAAAGCAAGATGAATTAGAATTACAAAAACTTGTAAAAGAAGATTTGAAAAGAAAACCAGTATTAGGTCCATTGCCTAAAACTAATCCATTAGCTACTGGTAAAAAATTACTTGAAGCAAATAATGGCATTTTACGTTCTTCAGACAATATAACTGGTCAAATTGATAATAAGAATAAAAGCATTATTACAAATCTTACAGAACAAAATAAAAGATTAACAAAAAGAGATGAACTATTAGCAAGAATAGCAAAAAGAAGTGGAAGTGTTGAAATAGCTGGTGGTGGTATAGAGAAGCCAAAGGCGGAAGCAAAGCCTGTAATATCTAGTGTGTATGAAAATTTAGCTCAAGAAGAATTTAATTTTTATAAGGATAGTATATTTAGAGCAGAAGAATATTTTGTTAAATTAAATAATATACAAAAAATTAATGCGTTAATGGAAGCTACTATAAGAGGCGCTTCTCTTGATGAATTATTTACTATACAAAAAACATACGAGCAAAAAGAAATAAACTTTAGAAAATCTATTGAAGATAAAAAGTTTGCTATTAGACAACAAAGCGAAGAAAGTCAAAAGAGATTAACCGAATCTTCTAATAAAGAAAAAATTGATAGTCAAGTTAATTATACAACTAATTATATTAAAACTCTTGATTCACAATTAAAAGCAGAGTTAAGACTACATAGAAATAATGTTGCTTTTCAGCAAGAGGATACTAAAAATAAAATTAAACAGTTAGAAATAGCAAGAATATTTGCTGCTGGTAACGTAAAAGCTTTAGAAGCAATAAATGCAGCAATTTTAAAACTTCAAGGTTCTTTGACAGGTCTTGGTGATTTATCTACTACAGTAGATGATATATTAAGAAATACTCTTCAAACAACTTTTGAGGGTATTGGCGAAAGCTTAGGCGAATTAGTTACTACTGGTAAGTTTAATTTAGGAACACTTGGAACAATCTTAGCTGACGCTTTAATTTCAATAGGTAAAGCATTGATATTATATTCAACTCTTGTTCAAGCTGCTAAAAAAGCTATAGAAAGCGGAAATGTAAAAGGTGGATTAATTTTAGGTATAGCAGCTATTGCGGCAGGATTTGCTTTAAAAGGTCAAATAAACAAGAAAAGGAGTGCAGGTCCTAAGGAATTTGCTGAAGGAGGCATCATATCAGGACCTACATTAGGCTTAATGGGAGAATATCCTGGTGCTAGTAGAAACCCTGAGGTTGTAGCACCTTTAGATAAGCTTAAATCACTTATGGGTGAAGGCGGTGGAACTTTAGAAGCTAGAATAAGCGGTAACGATTTATTAATATTAATGAATAAAGCAGGTAGAACAAATAATAATACTTTCTAATGGCATTTATAAACCCAAAATACGAGATTATATTTGATGATGTATATGCCAAGCCTGGTGATACAAACGTCACCTATAGGGCTCAGATTTACAAAGACGGCTATTCTAGCGCAACTATATACCCATTAACCGCATCTAATAGTCCTTTTATCATAGAAACTATAGATACAGATGGGAATGCCTATACGCCATTACTTGCCACAAGGGCAACTTTAAATATAGTAAAGAACGAATTTCAAAGCACTAATTATTCCGAATTATTACAGGATTTCTTTACTGCTGATGATAATGACTTCATGATAGTTGTTACAAAAGGAACTTATAATGGTTCTTACACATGGGGTACTGTAATATGGAGAGGGTTTTTTATACCTGTAGACAGCGTACAATATTCTCCTGTAAACCTTAATAGTTTATCATTGTCCTTTGTTGATGGTTTAGCTAGGACTAAGAATAAAAAATATTATTCCAATGTAACATTTGGCATAGGCTTTAATTCAGAGGATCAAGTAAGTTTAAAAGACTTGATTATTGACTGTTTCTCAAAGACCGAATTTACATTTGATGTTTGGATTAATGAATACTATAAGACAGCAAACATACCTTCGAGGAACATAGAAAATATGTACCTAAAGAAAAACTACTTAATGGAGCAATATGGAGAGTATTTAAACTACTATGACATATTGGAATATATATGTAATAGATTTGGTTGGGAATGCTTTTATAAGGAAGATAAGTGGTATTTAACTTGTTATGGTGCTTTAACTAGAGAAACTAGCATAGCTTATTATGTTTATAATAGTTCAGGGGTTTATCAATCTACACAAACAGTAGATAATACAATTTCAGTTGCTATAGATGCAACTGATAACTTTAAGCAAATAGGACAATCACTAATGGTAAGCTTTAATAGAGCTCAAAAGTCTTATACTCAATTTAGTCCAATTTATAATGTTAAGCAACTTGCAGCCAATGGTTGGTTTTTATCTTGGTCAGGTACTAACAATGTGGATGCTTGGATTGAAACAGGTATGGTAGTTTCAAAACTTGACCCTACAAATGGTGGGTTATTTACAACAGATACTACCACAAATTCTGGTGAAACCAATAGAGCAGTTAGGTCTTTTGGTAATGATGTAAAAGCTGGTGATTATTTAAACGTAAGATGGTCAGATTATAAATTTAACTGTACGGCTAGATATTGGGTTAGGATTATACCTTCTGATAACTCTGCTGCACAATACCTTAATAATAGTGGTGAGTTTACAACAACTACAGTATATCTTAATGATTATCCTGTAGGATTCCCTAAGCAAGTATTAGTGCCTATTGATGGTTCTATTGACTTCATAATTTATAGACCATTAGAAACAGGCGTAGATCCATTTTTAGAACTTTACTATTTCTTAGTTCAGAATGTAGGTCCTGTATCTCAAATTTATAATTATGATTCTTATAGAGAGATTGGTAGCATAGATTCTCAATTTAAGCCTGAAGAGGGAGAAAACTTCTCTCTAGGGTTTATGTATAATGATATATTTAAGAATACTGATTCTGTTGCTAGGGTTGCAAATGAGCCTAAAGACGTAGCAGCCTCTTCTTATGTAGGTATGTATACTACAAGTAACAATAGTGGATTTGCTAATCAATTTGGAAGAAATACATCAGGCATAAAAGAGTTATTTACATTAGTTGCTGAGGACATTGGTATCGACCAAGTAAAGACTCAAACAGTAATAGAAGGTCAGTTTAAAAGCATAGGATATTGGTTAGATAGCAAGTTTACATATTCTTTTGATGGTGCTAACACTTATACATACTTATTAAAGTCTTTTAAATGGGATTTAAAACAAGGAGTTCAAGAGTCAGTATTAAAGAAGATTAACTACAATGGCACAACTATAGAAATAGATATATTCAAAAATTTAAATACTAGGAAATAATGGCATCAGTAATAAATGGAACTAATATAGTATTATACAAATACGATTCAAACAAACAATATTATTTTAATGGTTCTGTTAGTCAAGGAATAACTGTAAATGGTTTTGCTTGTAAAGAGTTAAGTACTGAAGACATTATTGGTACTTCTACCAACTTTACTAAAACAGGAGCAGGAGTAATAGCTTCTTTTATAACAGATGCTGGTGATCCTAGTATTACAGAAATAACTGCTGGTACTTGGAGTATTTCAGCTTATTATTCTATAGCTACTGCCTTTGCAGGTGCTAAAGTACAATATAAGCTATACAAATATGCTAGTGGAACAGCTACCTTATTAGCTACTTCAGATGAAACTACCCTAACATCTTTAAGTAAGATTGTATATAATACTAATATGACAGTAACTAATACTGTCTTAGCTATTACAGATAGAATTGTCATAGAGGTAAACTACTTAGGAACTACAACCAATGAAATAACCTTATATACTCAGTCAACTAATCCTGGTATAACTACAACTAATATTTCTTTAGGTGTGCCTTTTGGTGCATCAACTAACTGTACTTTTAGCACAAGTGTAGATCAGGTTGAAGTGACTACTACAAATAGTGCGTCATATAAGGAGTTCTTAGGCTCTCAAATAAGCTGGAATATCTCTGCTGATGGTTTTATAGCCCTTAGTGACTATTCTTACTTATTCTTGCTTAATAAACTACAAACTAAGGAACAAATCATAGTTAAGTTTCAAATTGATAATGATAATGGTAGTGGTTCAGGAACTTTAGGTTATAGCGTCTTTACAGGTCTTGCTAATATTGTTAATTTAGATATGAGTGGTCCAGTTGAAGGTGCATCTACTTATAGTGTGTCTTTACAAGGTACAGGTCCTTACACAGTTACAGGTACACAAGTTACACCTACTGGAGTAGTGATTGAAAGTGGTAACGTAACTATGCAACAATATACTGCATTTGGTGGTGAAACTACAATCACTTTCTCAACTCAAATTGGTTCTACTTGTTTATCAGTTACAAGAGGTGGAATAGAGGTTAGAAGTATATTAACATCAGGTGTACCTACAGGCGACAATGTTACATTTAACGCTTCGACAGGAGTTGTTACCTTTGGCAGAGCTTTAGAGGCTGATGAGTTTGTTAGAATAATTGCAAAATAATAGTTAAAATTTATATATAAATGAGTTCACAATTACAAGTAACAGGCGAAGCAAAGATTAGGGATATACAAGGTCCAGTAGTGGCTAATAGTGGTGTAATAACCGCTTTAGATGGTGCTGCTTCTCAATATGTACGAGGGGATGGT